GGTGAAGTACTAAGATAAATGCGAAAAGAGTTGTAACTCGGCTCGCATTTATCTTTTTTTATATAAAAACAACGATAATGCGTTGGAGTTTAACTCTGACGCATTATTTTTTTTACCCAAAATGAGGAGGTGAGAAGGTGAGGGTAAGACAGAGAAAAACTTATAAGCGTCTAACCTACGAGGATAGACAAAAGATTGAAACGCTGTACAAAGAAGGAAAGACGATAGACGAGATGGCACTTCTGATGGGAGTACACTCAACGACCATGTACAGAGAAATAGCAAGAGGTGGAGAGCCATACAGTGCAGACAAAGCACAGCAAACAATTTAGGAGGTTGGAATGCTACTAAAAGATTTGATGAGAGTTATTCTTGAAAATAAAGTCACAATTTATAAAGAGTGTGATAACGACTATCTAAATTTGTATTCTGGAGCACCTTATGATTTACCAAGTGAACTGATGGGTGAAATGGTAAGAATTGTATCCGCAAAAAAAAAGAATCATCTTGATGTGGAGGTGTGGGCTAGATAATGGCTTGTGAAAAATTGGATATAAAAGTTGCTATTCAGATAGCTAAGATACTGGCAGCAGCCCCTAATGAGCGAATACCGATGATACTTGATGTATTTGAAAAGGCGGATGTAGAGATTAATGGTCTTGATGAGCTTTCAGAGTGGATAGCACTAAGCAGGCAGACTGCATTAATTGATACAGAGGATTTTGTAAAAGAGCTGATAAGAGATAGGGAGATGACTGAATCGGAGTACAGAATACCTACTTCAGAGTTTAATAGCTACTGTAGCTTAAAAGGTGTAAGTGCAAGATACGCAAGAAAGCATCTGTATGAGAAAGGCTTTATAAGAAGTGGAACTGACAAAGGAAAGATTAATTATACCTTATCCGTTCCGGATCCAAACACAAAGAAACAGATTAGATGTGTATGCATCATACCAAAAACTGAATAGAGAATAAAACTGGGATGCTTCGACCAGTATAAAAACGATGGTGTGGACGAGCCGATGCGATAAGTCGTCCCGGCAGCAGGAAGTAAGCCTGTACGGATGGCTGTCGTCATTGGGATAGGGAGCGTAAGCCCAAGTAAAACATAATCGGCTCGGAGGCATAGAACACACAGTGAGAGAACATCGGCAGCCTGGATGTGTGGGGGCATAAAACACCGATGACAGGTCTGAAATGACTTGTACTGCAGGCAACCTTGTACAGCAACCCAAAGAAAACTCAGGGAGCAAAAAGGGAACAGTTACTTCTTCAAAACCTTTTGGAGAACCTGTTCCATGACAGACCCAAGAAGCCTAGAGAGCATAAAACAGGTGCAACCAAAGGTCAAGCAGTTTCAGAACAGCAAGTAATAGATATTAAATGTGGATAAATGAGTGGATAAGTATGTGGATAACTAAAGGAGGTATAAGAAGGTGAGTACAATGCTTAAAGGGGTAGAGATACCAACATTAAAGAAAAATGATGATGAGAATCAACTTGAAAGTTCCCTACAGGAATTGGAGAACAAATACAGCATTCTGATCAGAGAAATAGAAAATAAGAATGGTGTTTTAATAAGAGAAACAGATCTGTTAAGAAAGTCAATAATCAGACTGGAGAGAAGATTTGATGTAATAGACAGACTTAGACGAAAACTGATATGGACTGTTTTTATATGTACAGGGATAGGGTGTGTTGTTCTAAACGGTGTCATCTTAACTATGCTATTACGATTGCTTTTAGGGAGGTGATAAGACTTGAAGATGGCATTAAAAGATGGCCAGATATTAATAAAAGAGGCTGACAATGTCCAATTCCAAATTATAAAAAGTTGGGGAAAGATGAAATGGAGCAGAACTACTCAGACACTAAGTGGGGTCGCAGATATTGAGTTGCTGAATAAATTGGCTGGTCTGGTGAACCTTCCAGTGAGCATAGAAGCTGAGCGAAAACGACTGAATAGAATCATGGCAGCAGTAGACAAGGAAAGAGTAAATGAGAACCCTGTACCAATGATAGATCCACCGATTAAGGTATCACCATTTAAGCATCAGATCAGAGGCTACAACATGGCACTAATGGTTCTTGGACTAATTGAACCACCCAAAAAATAAAGGAGATCAAGATGAAAAAGACTAAGAACTACCAAAAGATTATAGGTCAGTTGGAGGATTTATATGTTCATGTATCAGATATGGCAAAGATAGATGATGATGACAGTAATAGTGTTTGGAACAAAGATAAAAAAGCATTGCAGGAAGCCATAGGAATTATTGACGACTACGAAAAAGCCACAGAGCAAACAGCGTTGCTTGTACAGAGATATGAGGTGGGAGAGAAGGTTATACATAGAGACATGGATATATATGTTTGCCCGAACTGTGGTAGAAGAGCAAGACTGAATCATACATATTGCCACTGGTGTGGGAAGAAACTATTGTGGGAGAGTGTATCAATTCCACGAAAGAGGAGAAAGAGTGGGAAATAAGATAACAATGGGTTCTATCTTTAGTGGAAGCGGTGGCTTTGAATTGGCTGGGCAAATGTCAGGTATCGTTCCCGTATGGGCAAGCGAAATAGAGCCATTTCCAATACTTGTTACAACTACACACTTTCCAGATATGAAACACTTTGGAGATATCAAGAAAATGAATGGCGGATCAATCCCCAAAGTGGACATTATAACGGGTGGATCACCTTGTCAGGACATGAGCATAGCCGGAAAGCGTGAAGGATTAGATGGCTCACGAAGCAATCTGTTCAGAGAGCAGATACGAATTGTAAAGGAGATGAGAGAAAGTGATAAGGCAGATGGAAGAACAGGAAAAGAAGTCAGACCACGATTCATGGTCTGGGAAAATGTACCCGGAGCATTCTCAAGCAACAAAGGAGAGGACTTCAGGTGCGTCCTTGAAGAAATATGCCAAGTCGCAGATGCAGAAGTTTCTATTCCTAGACCTCCGAAAGGAAAGTGGGGGGGCAAGGAACTATCGTGGGTGATGGGTACTCAGTATCTTGGAGAACACTTGATGCACAATATTGGGGAGTTCCCCAGCGAAGAAAAAGAATCTACCTTGTCGCAGATTTTGGAGGTGGCACCGCACCCGAAATACTATTTGAGCAAGACAGCTTGCGAGGGGATACTAAAGAGAGCAGCAAGGAAAGGAAAGATACTGCCACAGGTGCTGAAGACAGCTCTTATAAATCAGATGGAGCAAATGATGAACGCCTAAACAATGGTATAAAAGCGTTTCATATCACACAAGATCCAATAAGTATGAAGATTTCGCCTTGTTTGACACAAGGAAATTCAAATACAGGGCAAGCAACTATAGGAGTTGTAATCCCGGTAATGGATAAAGCTTCAAGATACAAGAGCCAAAAGACAGCAAACGGCTTTGGAGTAGGAGACGAAGATGATCCTGCCTATACCTTAACCACAGCTGATAGACGTTCAATTGCTTATTCGATTGATAGGGCAGCATTTAATCAAGGTGTAAATGCGAAGTACGACATAGGCATTGCAAAGGACATTGCACAAACAATAGTTGCGAAGGGTCCCGGTGCAGTCGCACATGAAACATACGCTATGCAAAGTTTCGGAGAATACAAGCATTCGGGCAAGGCTTCTTCAATCAAGCAAAGAGACTTCAAAGATGCTACGGATTTAGTTGTAGCTTTTGAACCCGGAACAGTTTCCAGAGTGGGTGGGCATTATTATGAAGATGGGAAGGTAGGTACGATCAGAGCAAAGCCGGGAGACAATCAGCAGACGATTATAAATGATTACATAGTACGCAGGCTGACACCGACAGAGTGCGGAAGACTTCAAGGATTTCCGGATGGTTGGACTGACAATCTTGCCATAGCAGAGCCTACGGAGGACGATATCCTGTACTGGAGAATGATATTCAAGGAACATGCAGAAGCACTTGGAGAAAAGAAAAAGGAAAAGACTGACAATCAAATTAGAAAGTGGCTGCAAAATCCTGAAAGTGATTCAGTCAAATATAAGATGTGGGGCAACGGAATAGCTTTGCCATGTGCCACATTTGTAATGAAAAGGGTTGCACAGAAATTACAAAGGAGACGTATGAAGGAAATAACAATAAATGTTCCAGATGGAACTCAACTGCTCCACCTATTAGCGGTGATAGATAAGGGTAAAGAAATACACTATGAAACAAAGTTCTGTGATTTAAGAGATGGTAATACAGAGTACTCTCTTAACTCCAATGATGAAAAAATATAGGAGAATCAAAAGGAAATGTTTGAGAAAATATTTAAAAAATACAAACAAATTAT